TCTAAAATATCTTTATTTAATTTAACAAAGATATATGAGCAAATAGATCACAATGAGGAGTTTGCTAATAATAAAATGGTTACTAGAGGTAGTTTCCAATGGACTAATGGTATTAAAGATACAACTGTTCAGTTTGTACCAAACAAAGACGGTAGATTTTTAATCAGTTGGGTTCCACCTGCTAATCTTCAAAACCGTATAGTACTAAAGAATGGATCTAAACATCCAGGGAATGAGCATATTGGTGCTTTCGGATGTGATAGTTATGACATATCAGGTACGGTTGATGGTAAGGGTTCTAATGGAGCTTTACACGGTTTAACTAAGTTCAGCATGGAAGATGCACCTATAAATATGTTCTTTTTAGAATATATTGCTAGACCTCAAACAGCTGAGATATTTTTTGAAGATATATTAATGGCATGTGTATTTTATGGAATGCCGATATTAGCTGAGAATAACAAACCAAGATTATTATATTATTTCAAAAGAAGAGGCTATAGAGGGTTTTCAATAAACAGACCAGACAAGTTACTTCATAAATTATCTGTTACAGAAAGAGAGATCGGTGGAATACCTAACTCTAGTGAGGATATTAAACAAGCACACGCTGCTGCAATTGAATCTTATATAAACGACTTTATCGGCGCTAAAGAAACAGGTTATGGAAATATGTATTTTCAAAAAACCTTAGAAGAGTGGGCTAAATTCGATATAAACAATAGAACAAAGTTTGATGCAACGATTAGTTCTGGATTAGCTATAATGGCTTGTAATAAAAACAAATATACTCCAGTGTACAAACAAGAAAAGAAACCAATATCATTGTCTTTTGGTCGATATGACAACAATGGTAGTACTTCAAAAATAATACGATAAATGATTTCAAAAAGCGTAAATAGTACTTTCCCAAGCCAGGTTGTACCTGATGTAGAAAAGCAAAGCCTAGAATACGGTTACAAAGTTGGTAGAGCCATTGAGAATGAATGGTTTAGCAGCGATAGTGGTTCGGGTTCAAACGGGAGGTTCGGCAGTAATTGGCAGAACTTTCATAAATTACGTTTATACGCTAGGGGCGAGCAATCTGTTAAAAAATATAAAGATGAATTATCTACTAATGGTGATTTGTCTTATCTTAATTTAGACTGGCAGCCTGTTGCTGTACTTTCAAAATTTGTTGATATTGTTGTTAACGGTATGACAGATAAGGGATATGAGATAAGATCGTATGCTACTGACCCATTTGCTATGCAGCAAAGAACAGACTATGCTAAAGGTGTAGCGCAAGATGCTTTTGCTAAGGATTTAATAGCTAAAACTAAAGCAAACACTGGGGTTGATTTATCAAGCACAAATATACCGGCAGACCAGTTGCCTACAAGCCCTGAGGAATTAGAACTTCACATGCAGTTGTCCTATAAACAATCCGTAGAGATAGCTGAAGAGGAAGTTATAAATAATATTTTAGATTTTAATAGATATAAAGAAATAAAGAAAAGAGTTGCTCAAGATCTGGTTATACTAGGTATTGGTTGCGATAAAACAAACTTTAATTTATCAGAGGGGATTACTGTTGATTATGTTGATCCTGCTAATTTAGTTTATTCTTACACAGAAGATCCTAATTTTGAGGATATATATTATGTAGGAGAAGTAAAAGGAATATCTTTACAGGAGCTAAAAAAACAATTCTCTCATTTATCAGATGCTGATTTAGAGGAAATTCAAAAGACTCCAGGTAGAACTAATTATTCTAGACAAACTAATGGACAGAGTGATGATTACAATACCGTTCAAGTATTGTACTTTGAATATAAAACATACACTAATCAAGTATTTAAAATAAAGCAAACAGATCAAGGTCTTGAAAAAGCTTTAGAGAAGCCAGATTCTTTTGACCCGCCAGAAAGTGATAACTTTAATAAAGTATCTAGATCAATAGAGGTATTATATAGTGGAGCTAAGATACTAGGCCAAGATAAAATGTTGCAATGGGAGTTGTCTGAAAATATGACAAGACCTTATAGTGATCAAACAAGGGTTGAAATGAATTACTCTATATCTGCACCAAGAATGTATAAAGGCAGAATAGATAGTTTAGTTAGTAAGTGTATAGGCTTTGCTGATATGATTCAGATAACACACTTAAAAATACAACAAGTGCTATCAAAGATGGTACCTGATGGTGTTTTTGTTGATGTAGATGGATTAGCTGAAGTCGACTTAGGTAATGGAACAAGCTACAATGCTCAAGAAGCAATGAATATGTACTTCCAAACAGGTAGTATAGTTGGTAGATCTTTAACTCAAGACGGTGATTTAAACAGGGGTAAGGTTCCTATTCAGGAATTAAATTCTTCTTCTGGTATTAATAAAATACAGGCTTTAATACAGACTTATCAGTATTACTTACAAATGATAAGAGATGTAACCGGTCTAAATGAAGCACGTGATGGCAGTATGCCAGCTAAAGATTCTTTAGTAGGTTTACAAAAGATGGCCGCTGCGGCGTCTAATGTTGCTACTAAGCACATATTACAATCTCTTATGTATATAACTGTTAGAACATGTGAGAATATAAGCTTAAGAGTAGCGGATATGCTAAACTTCCCTTTGACTAAGAATGCATTAATGAATTCTATAAGTTTATCAAACACCAATACTCTTATGGAAATGGAGAGTTTAAATCTTCATGAGTTCGGGATATTCTTAGAATTAGAGCCTGAAGAAGAAGACAAAGCTCAATTAGAACAAAATATACAAATAGCTTTACAAACAGGTGGTATTGATTTAGATGATATTATTGACTTAAGAGAAATATCAAACTTGAAGTTAGCTAACCAAATGCTTAAACAGAAGAAAAGGCAGAAAGCTAAGGAAATGCAACAAGCTCAGCAAGCTAATATCCAAGCACAAGCTCAAGCGAATGCTCAAGCAGCAGAGCAAGCAGCTTTAGCAGAGATGCAGAAGCAACAAGCTTTAGCACAAACCGAATTACAAATTGAACAAGGTAAGTCTCAATTCAGGATTCAATACCTGCAACAAGAAGCCGAGATTAAGAAACAGCTAATGGCTGAGGAATTTAGTTACAACATGCAACTAGCTCAGATTAGCGCAAACAAAGAACAAGAAAAAGAAAAAGACAAGGAAGATAGAAAAGACGAAAGAACTAGAATACAAGCTAGTCAACAATCTGAACTTATCGACCAACGTAAGAATGACTCATTACCTAAGAGTTTTGAATCATCAGGTAATGATACACTAGGTGGATTTGGATTAGACCAATTCAACCCTAGTTAAAACCTATTATTTAATTATTTAATTATATTATATTATGTCAGAAACAGTAAAAGAAGAAGGGTCTTTTAAAGTGAAAGCTAAAAAGCCTAAAAACCTAAACAAACCAAATACTATTACAAAGGTAGAAATGCCTAAGGTAGATATTGGTTCTCAAGGAGAAGTTATTCCAGAAGTAACAAAAGTAGATTTAACAGAGAAAGTAGTAAAAGAAGTTGAATCTCAAATTGAAGAAGTGGTAACTGATGTTACTCAAAAAAAGGTTGAAGATACAGATAGTGGATCAATCTTGCAAGAGATAACAAACAAGGAAGAATTTATTGAAGTAGCTAAAGAACTAGAGCAAGCCGTTCAAGAAAACAAAGCTACCGGAAAACCATTGCCAGAAAATGTAGAGAAGTTAATTTCTTTCATGGAGGATACTGGTGGAAACCTAGCGGATTACGTTAGATTAAGTTCAGACTACTCTACAGTAGATAGTACTACACTTCTTAAAGAATATTACAAAACAACAAAACCTTACTTAGAAAGTAATGATATAGATTTAATCCTTGAAGACTTCGAATTTGATGAAGATATCGACGAGGATAGAGAAATACGTAAGAAAAAACTTGCGTTTAAAGAGGAGGTTGCGAAAGCTAAAAACTTTTTAGAGGAAACCAAGAGTAAATATTACGACGAGATCAAGTTGAGACCCGGCGTTACTCAGGAACAACAAAAAGCTACAGATTTTTTCAATCGACACAATGAGGAGCAGAAAGCTGCAAAAGCAAAACACAATGATTTTTTACAAAAAACTAAAAGCTACTTAAACCAAGATTTCAAAGGTTTTGATTTCAGCGTAGGTGAAAAGAAGTTTAGATATGGAGTAAAAAACGTTAATGAAGTAGCAGAAAAGCAGTCTGACATTTCTAATTTTATCGGGACGTTCCTAGATAAAGAAGGAAATATTTCAGATTACAAAAGCTACCACAAAGCTTTGTATGCAGCGCAAAACGCTGATACTATTGCACAACACTTTTACGAGCAAGGTAAAGCCGACGCTGTTAAAGATGTAGTTGCTAAGTCTAAAAACATAAGTACAGAACCTAGACAACAATCTAGTGGTAATGTATTTGTAAATGGATACAAAGTAAAAGCTGTAAGCGGGAATGATTCCTCAAAACTAAAAATTAAAACAAAGAAATTTAACTAAAAAAATTAATTATTATGGCTGTAAGTCCTTTATTTGGTGGTGTTGTACCATCACAAAAACAACAAACTTTAGCGAGTAACTATATGCAGTTTACTGATAGTGCCGCTTCTGATTTTAGCTCATTTGCTGAGCAGTATTTACCTGAGATCTACGAACAAGAAGTAGAGCGTTATGGAAACAGAACTTTATCTGGATTCTTACGTATGGTTGGTGCTGAAATGCCAATGTCTTCTGATCAAGTTATTTGGTCTGAACAAAATAGATTACACATCTCTTATACTGATGTAGTAAATGATGGTGTTAACACTTTAACAATACCGGTTTCTGCAACTGTAAAGAATGTTATTTCTGCAGGTGCTACTATCGTTGCAATTGATGCTTTAGGTGCTGAACTTAAATGTGTTGTTACAGCTTCTGTACCTGCTACAGGTGTATTAACTGTTGCTCCTTATGCTGCTGCTACAACAGCTTCTTTAGCTGCTGCTGTTAAGATATTCGTATACGGTTCTGAATACGGAAAAGGATCTTCAACCCCTAACTACTCTGCTAGTAACACAGATGGGTATGTAAGTGTTGAACCTCAATTCACTCAATTCTCTAACTCTCCTATTATAATCCGTAGTAAATATACTGTATCTGGATCTGACACTGCTCAGATTGGATGGGTTGAGGTTGCTACTGAAGATGGAACTGGAGGATACTTATGGTATTTAAAAGCTGAATCTGAAACTCGTTTACGTTTTGAAGATTACTTAGAAATGTCTGTAGTTGAAGGTGAAAAAGCTTCTACAACTGCTGCTGGATCTGCAGGTGCTGCTGGTTACA